CAAAGGCCATGTATCTATGCGTCACTTTGATGCGCTGGTTGAGGCAGAAAAATATATACCTGACGTATCTAACTTTATGACGCCGCATCCGCAGTGTTTCAGTGGACACGATGACTGCAAGACAGATGAGGATTGGCCTATCGTTGCCTATCGTGCGTTTTACAGGGTTGACAAGAGTAGTTTCGCTAGGTATAACAAAGGAAGGAATAAACCAGAATGGATGATAACAAAAACATAAGGAAGATACTTGACAAAGCATATTGGGACAGTGTAGTAAAGCTGCGAGATGATATGCTAAACGCTTACAAAAAGGAGATAGAAGATGCCAAAAAAACTAGAGAACATGACACAAGATGAACGCATCGCATATTGGGCAGCGCAACGTGAGAAGGAACGTATCCAACGCCGTAACCGCATAGCCAAGCTGTCGCTTGACCAACGTGCTGCTGTCATCAAGGTATACCAGTTGCTAGATGAGGTGCTTGACACTGCCCTATACCCTGACATGGGTGGCATCAAATGTGTGACAGCCTATGACTTACAGGAACTGTCTGATGCAAAGGACAAGCTGCGCCATGAGTTTAACTTTGATATCCGTGAAAACGGTTGACATTTACTAGAATATAATATATAACACATTATCACTTAACGATAGGAGAATAAATATGCTAGAATATATCCCAGAACACCTAGACTTTAATGTTGAGTTTGAGCCGACTAAAGTTGACGATAAAAAATACGTCATCAACGGTGATACAGGTGACTACATTGGTATTGTAGGCAATGGCTTCACTTGTGCATCACACGGTGACTTCTTCCGCAATGTCATGGACACTACGACTGAAACACTGTCTGACTATGACATGGAAGGCGCAAAGATCAACTGGCGCAGCGCACACAAAGATGGCTGGGCTATGATGGACATGACCTTGCCTAACGTGACTGCCAAGATTGCCACTGACAAGCACGAGACTACGTTAATGAAGCGTATCATTGCGCTGCATGGTGTCAATGGCACTTGTTCTAACACCACTATCTTTGGTGCTATCGTCTTCTTCTGTCTCAATGGGCAGATCACAGGCGATCACAATAAAGTTATGCGTAAGAACACTAGCAACTTTAGCCTCGACAGGTTCATCACTGAACTGCACAAGTCACAACAAGACTTCACTGCACAGGCAGAACAGATGCAACGCTGGGCTAACACAAGCCTGATGCACGTTGATGTCAAGGCTATGCTTGAAGGCATTATGAAGTCGGATCGCAAGTCAGAGAAGATGTATGGCTTATACAATCAAGAGGTAGCCACACGTGGACGCAATCTGTGGGCATTATACTCTGCCTTCACTAACTATGCTACCTATGCAGACGAGCGTAATGGCTTTGCCCTGCGTAACACTGGCAGCGACACACAGTCTAAGTCATTGTTTATGCGGGAAATTGAGGTAGCTAATTGGGTAAATACGCCACAGTTTCAGGCTGTTGCGGCTTAACTATAACGAAAGGGGTGTGCTATGCAAGGTACAGTAGACAATGCAATGGGTATGTTAGTCGGACTTGCTGTGGGTGATGCGCTTGGCGCACCCCTAGAGTTTCAAGACGCGAGAGAACCCGATGATTATATAACTAAATATCACACAGGTGGTATATGGAACGTAGAGAAGGGTGAGTGGACAGATGATACAGCTATGGCTTTTGCTATGGGTAGTGCCATTCGCGCAGAAGGGGCGTTTGATGCAGACGTAATCATGCAGAACTTTTGCAAATGGTATTCCAGTGGCGCATTTATTCCTCGTGGTGTCTGTTTTGACATAGGCACTACCACTGTAAATGCCTTGCGTAAATATACGTCAGCACCCATAGCATACGCTGGCTCAACTGACCCTAAAAACTCTGGTAATGGTGCGCTGATGCGTATTGCACCTATTGTTTTATGTGCTAAGTCTAGGGAGCATTTGGTTCAGCTTGCTACGCAGCAGACACTGCTTACCCACGGCACTGAAATGTGTGTGTTGTATAGCAGAATGTTTGCAGAGGAATTGTATGCGGGTAGCCCACTACAAAACTACACATCATTCAGGCATCCTATTGATATAGATAGAAAAAATGTTATGTCTGGTGGGTATGTAAAAGAAACATATGAGGCAGCTATGTGGGCATTTCAAACAACAAACAATTTTGAGGACTGCGTAATCGCTGCAGTCAATCGGGGTCACGATAGTGACACGACAGGCGCGGTAGCTGGCATGATAGCTGGCGCACATTATGGTATATATAATATACCTAAAAAGTTTACACAAGAACTAATGTGGTACGATAAATTACAGCAGTTGGCAATTGACTTATATTACATGGGAAACAAGTGACATGACAACAGTAAACGTACTATCTCAGAATTATTATTCTTCTATTGATTACAAGAACTTACGTGATGACACTAAGGCACAGTATCAATACTTTCTAGGTGTTATGATGGACACAAATATAGATGATAAAGTATTGGGTAACATAGAGTATCGTCAGGTGTCAAGTAAACGTGCTAAGATTGCGTATGATATTTGGTGTGAAAGAGGTATACCTTTTGCCAATCACATCATGGCTGTTGCTCGTATACTTTTCAATTACGCTGTGCGTATGGAACACATACACATAAATCCTTTCTCTACGGTGCGTAGGAGAGCCGCTGAGAGGCGCAAGACAGTATGGGCTAGGGAACATATACAGATGTTCTTAGACACAGCATACGGCGATTTTAAGACTAGGAACATTGGTTTGATTGCACACATGGCATATGCTTGGTGTCAAAGGATTGGTGACATGCGACTACTATCATGGGATGCCATCGACTTCGACAACGCTCGTGTGTTTATTGAGCAGTCTAAACGTAAAGCAGAGGTACATCTGCCTATCGAAGATGATTTGTTAGATATGCTAGTACAACAAGAACAAGACTTTGGCTTTCAGCAATATGTCGCACCTCGCCCTAATCCTATTGCGGGTGAATACAGACCCTATACGCTACATAAACTGCCTAAATACGCACGTGAGGTGATGGATGCTGCGGGATTACCCAAAGAACTACGTCTATCTGACTTGCGTAGGACAGGCACAACAGAAATGGTAGAGGCAGGTGTCGGTATGGCACAAATTATGTCGGTTACAGGACATGCTAACCCACAATCTGTCAAGCCTTACATGAAAAATACGTATGCCAGTGCAAATAATGCATTGACAGCTAGAAAAATACATGGTAAAAGCATCTAACTGCCGCAAAGGAAAGTGATATAATATGAAGTATATATATAATATAGTAAGTGATTTAAACTTATCTAATGGTGAAACTAAACGCATGAACTGTCCTGAGTGTGGCGGTACTAAGACATTTACTGTTACTAACAACATGGGTAGTCTCGTATGGAACTGCTACAAAGTTTCTTGTCCTGTTAGCGGTGGTACACGTGTCCACCTGTCTGTAGATGACATTCGTGCTGGCTTTGCAGGAGCAGAGAAGTTTGCGGATGAAACATTTGAGTTACCTGATTACATTGTACCACACAGGAATAAGCGTAGCGTACTCAGCTTCTGCTTCCGCTACAAGCTAGACCCAGATGAATTGGGTGTGATGTATGATGTGAAGGATGATCGTATTGTTTTTCCTGTTATGCACGAGGGAAAGATTGTAGATGCAACAGGCCGCGCTATCGGCAAGCGTCTACCTAAATGGAAAAGATATGGAAAAAGTGGCTTGCCATACACATATGGTTGTGGTAAAGTCGCAATAGTTGTTGAGGACTGTGTGAGTGCAGCCGTTGTTGGTTACGGTTCCTTTGTCGGGGTTGCGCTTCTTGGTACATCTCTTCAAGATACGCATAAAGGGTATCTCACACAGTTCTCAACAGCCATAATAGCGTTAGACCCCGATGCGCTACCTAAGACGTTACAGATGGCAAAGGAATTACGAGGACACGTAAACGATGTTCGTGTACTCAAATTGAAAGATGACTTGAAATATCGTAACCCGACAGATATGGAGAATTTAAATGGAATTATCACTGATTAGAAGTTTAATGGATAGGGAGTTCTACGAAGACCATCGTGGCGCACGTTGTCCTGATCGTTTGTTTAGTAAGGATGTTCGCAAGATTAAGCAGGCTATTGATACTGCTATGGATCGTTATGAGCGTACTGTGACACCTGATGAGATTGAGGCATTGTTTATGTCTAACAATCCAACTTTGACCACTGCACAGAAGCAGGCATACTCTGCCTTGTTCCACAAGATTAAAGCAGAACAGCCTATGGGTGGTGATGTGGCGCAGGAAGTGTTGTCTAAGCTGTTTCAGCAGGTTGTTGGCGAGGACATTGCCAATCTTGGATTTGACTATGTGAATGGTGACAAGTCTAGTCTTGAGCCACTACGCATACTCCTTGAGCAGTATGGAGATGACTTTACGCCTGATCTAAATATCGAGTGGGATGACATTGACATGGACACTCTACTAGCACGTAATGATCTTGAGGCACGTTGGACTTTCAACATCCCAAGCCTCACACGTAAGGTTGAGGGCGTTAATGCTGGACACTTGATTGAGATTGGTGCTAGACCTAACACTGGTAAGACATCTTTCCACGCCAGCTTGATTGCAAGTCCGGGCGGCTTCGCCCAGCAGGGTGCTAACTGCATTGTGTTATGTAACGAGGAAGGCTATCACCGTGTCGGTGCTAGGTATCTGACTGCCGCTACTGGCATGACTATGCAGGAGATTAAGAGTAACCCTGCCAAGGCTCGTGAACTGTATGAGCCAGTCAAGAACCGCATTAAGATTAAGGATGCAACAGGGCGTGATATGAATTGGGTAGAGTCAATCTGTAAGTCATACAAGCCTGACATTGTTCTGCTTGATATGGGTGACAAGTTTGCTAAAGGCGGGTTCGCTCGACAAGACGAGTCGTTG